GACTCCCACGAATTTGTGTCGGAAATTCCGCTGGCTACTAATTCATCTGCGCTTGGGTACATTTACTTAGCCTCTCTGATTTGGCGACGAAGTTTAACAATCTGCTTTTCTAATACATAGACTCTGCGAAAGGCTAGGACTAGAACAACATTTACTGCGAATAGTGCGAGTGTTATTGCGAACACATCACCAGTTTGTAGGTACATCATAACTCCTTTATACTGTCGGGCTAACCCGACATGATAACGATTTGTTATCACGCGCTCACCGCAGGAATCGAACCTGCACTCCACATGTCTCCAGAGTGAGCCACCAGCCTAGCGTATGCCCAAATTCATAGACTAGGCTATCCGCTTAATACCTTAATTCTATCATGCGGGAAACATTTGGGCAAGTTCACCGCTTTCAGCGTAATGGACATAACACTCATGGCACAGGGGAATGTCATCATCTATGCGACCTTCTAACCACATAGGCTTCTTACACCCTTCGCAATTCATACCATGTTCACATTCAGGATAGTAAAACAATCTGTGCATAGTTGTATGTCTGTGCCGTAGTCATCATTTATCTCCGCGCACAATGCCATCTCTCGATAGCGCAATTCGATACTACACTTAGTGCATCTAATCTTCATTGTGACTCCCTATTAGAAGCCTCACGCATGGCGCGTACGCCACGCTCGTATCGTTCCTGCTCTGCTCGCTTCTCGTTCAGTACATTCGTACGAACTTCAAGGTGAGCGACTAACTCATCTAGGTTCATTTCATACTCACTCTCTGTCGGGCTAACCCGACACTTGGGTTTTATTAGCAAGCGGTATGCCTGCCAATAACTTAAGTATAGACTACGGAAAACAACTGGTCAAGCACCCTTAATCCTTCGAGCCGTAATCACACTCCTGTCGGGCTAACCCGACAAAGCACCGCGAATAAACAGCCGTCACCCCGCAAATCAAACGCCGTCCGACCGCGAATAAAAGTTTGTGTTGGTTTGTGTCGGGAAATTTTCTCAGGATTTTCTCAGGAAACTCTCAGGTAATTTTGGGCAGAAAAAAAGACCCGACCCTTTCGGGTCGAGCCTTTTCTCTTGTCGGGTTACGCCATGACCTCGACCTTGTTTTCGATAGTCGCGTGGATTTCCGCGATTAGGTCTAAGTCATCATCCGTCATTTTCGCAAGGTCTAGCGCGGTGAAATACGCGAGGATAGATTTCAAGGTGTCCGCGTTGGTCTTTGCTGGCTTTGCTGGCTTGTCCTCTTTTGGCTCGCTTTGCTTGTTGTTCTTTTCCTTGCGCTCGCGAGCGATTTCAGACTCCAACGCATCTAGGCTCGGCATCTGCTCGCCGATACCTGCGCCGAGCAATTTATAGGAAGCGGTAGCGGTTGAGAGTTGCTTTGCGAGAGGTAGGGCAGAAAAACCCGCGACCTTTTGGAGCGCGAGCATGGATGGCAGACCCTCGACATGGGAAACCTTTACAAAGGGAGACTCCAGACCTGTTGCCTTGATGACTTTCTGAATGTCGCGGATTGAGAGTTGAGATTTCTTCATCTGCTTGGCGAGTTCGAGACAGGCGCGGATCGCGCCTTGCTCGCTGGTAGTTGTTTGGACTACTAGGTCAGACCATGCGGTTTCGATAGCTGGTGCAGAAATTACGACAGGTGAATTGTTAGTGCTAGACGCTGCTTTTTTGCTTGTTGTTGCTGACATGATTTTTCTCCTTGATTTGGGTTCATGGCGTTGTTGCCATAGGAAAATTGTAGCATGGGAAAAGGAAATCTCGTACATGTCGGGCTAACCCGACAGGGGTCGAGCCTTATCGATTTATCGACATTTCTAGGGATGCGAGGACTCTCAGGTTTCTCTCAGGAATCTCTCAGATTTTGTGTTGGAAAATTCTCAGCCAATTCTCAGGATACCCCCAGATAACTCTCAGGCTTGGGAGATAGTTCCATGCTCAGGAAATCCTCATTTAATTCTCAGGTATCTCTCAGATACCCTCATCTCGTATCGTGAGACTAGTGTCTCACTATGTGGACAGATAGAACCTTAAAGGTTCCTGTGAGTTTGCTGAGAATTGTTTGAGGGTGGGTTGTTAAAAATCGTTGGACTGTACTCCTATAGTATCCAACCATAATTTTCTGTTATATTTGGGGGCTATATACGCTCAAAAGTACTACTGCGAAAAATATATTCCCGAACTTTGTTCGGATTTACCTGTTTGAACAGGTTATCTATTATGTATATAAATACATATTACGGAGTCGCTCCGTTTAAGACTCCGCTCCTCCTATATATAATATATATAATAATTATAATTATAATGGGACAATTATGCCCGTTTAGCCCTACCGTTAAATAGGCGTTTTTAGGAGATTAAATTGGGACGTAAACCAGGGGTACAATCGGTACCTAAAGAGGAAGCCCAGGCTAAAGTACTAGCCCTACTAGAACAGGGTGCTACCATAACAGCGGCTATGGCGGCAGTGGGTAGACAAGATACTGCCTTCCGTCAATGGGTCATGGTGGACGAATCCTTCAAGGAAAAGTCTGAGAAAGCCCGCCTTGCGGGTAAGGGCATCAAAGCAGACCTGGCAGAACTCAAGGATATATCCTATCCCGATTTCTCAGAGCAGTTCCTAGACACTACCCTCTTTGACCATCAACTTAACTGGCTAGACCTGATTGAAGGTCGTGACCCACGATGGCAACCTGCAGGTATGACTTACGAGCCAGGAGACCCAAAGCGTGTCCTGATTAACGTGCCACCTGAGCACGCCAAGTCAACCACCATTACAACCAACTATACGTTGTATACAATTGTGACCAACCCTAATGCGCGAGTAATCATCGTGTCCAAGACCCAGGGTATGGCACGTAAATTCTTAGGTGCGATTAAGACACGTCTTAGCCACCCAGCATATATGAAACTCCAGACAGCCTTTGGGCCAAATGGAGGCTACAAGGCAGATGCTACTCAATGGTCTGCTGATATGATATATTTAGGAACGGGACGAGATTCTGGCGAGAAAGACCCCACAGTGCAAGCACTTGGATTTGGTTCCCAGATTTACGGCGCACGCGCCGACCTGATTATCCTAGACGACGTTGTGATGAACTCAAATGCCCATGAATGGGAGAAGCAAATTGAATGGCTTCAAAAGGAAGTTATCACACGTCTGGGACGGCACGGAAAATTACTTATAGTAGGAACCCGTGTCGCTCCCGTAGATTTGTACAAAATGATACGCGATGGCGCACAATGGACTGGTGGTAAGACCCCGTTCACATATTGTGCCATGCCTGCCGTTCTACAGTTTGACGAGAACCCGCAGAACTGGAAAACGTTGTGGCCTAAGACCAACATCCAGGAGAACGATTTAGATGAGCAATTTGAAGATGGACTATACCCCAAGTGGGATGGACCCTCGCTCTTTAAGCGTCGCTCTGAGGTCGCTCCGTCTGTATGGGCTATGGTCTACCAGCAAGAAGATGTCCAGCAAGATTCCATCTTCCCGCCAACAGCAGTTGCAGGATGTGTTAACGGTATGCGAAAGCGTGGACCGCTTAAACCTGGAGTCCCAGGACACCCAGCAAGAGCAGGCTCAACCTACACAGTAATTGGTTTTGACCCTGCAGTATCTGGTCGCTCTGCTTTCGTAGCAGTAACTTACAACCGCGACGATGGTCAGATATATGTACTGGACTGCGTAAACATGGCAGACCCAACACCTCAGAAAGAGAACGCTCTTATTCGTGAGTGGGTTGAGAAGTACCATCCTCAAGAGTTCCGTGTGGAAATTAACGCACACCAGAAGTACTACGCTATGGATACGGACTTACGTAACTACCTAGCAACATATGGTTGCCAGTTGAACTCACACTTCACAGGCAAGAACAAGTGGGACACATCTTTCGGTGTAGCATCTATGGCTAGCCTTTTTGGTAGCATTAGTAATGAACGTTACCAGAACAACGGTATCATTGAACTACCAAGTAACGAAGGCTCAGAAGGACTTAAGTCTTTGGTGCAGCAGTTGATTACTTGGAAGCCAGATACTAAGAACCCCACTGACTGCGTGATGGCTCTATGGTTTGCTATCATTCGTGTACGTGAATTAATGCAACAGTCTTCTGCGGTGGGTCAGTACCAAACCAATCGCTGGGCTACCAGAAGTCAGAAGCAACAACGCATGTCATTGAACTTAGACGAAGCATTCGCTGAGCAATGGCAAGAAACTTATAGTTAGGACAACAATGGCATTATCAATGGAACAAGTTGCAGCGAGAGTTGAGAACCTTCGCTACCGCAACGCTGAACGTGACGGTCGTAACCTTGACGTTCTTGCAGTTCGCAAGGGTAACATTGCATCCGTCTATCCTGACTTCTTTCCAGACGGAGTAGATGCTAACGTAGTTGCCAACTTTATCGACATTGTCGCACGCGACTTGTCAGAAGTTATGGCTCCGCTTCCTGCGGTTAACTGCTCAGCGGCTAACTCTGTTTCAGATAGAGCACGTGGATTTGCTGATAAGCGTACACGTATTGCATCAAATTACTTTTCTCATTCAGACCTTTCGGTACAGATGTACCAAGGTGCTGACTGGTATCTAACCTACGGTTTCCTCCCATTCTTTATTGAATTGGATGAGGAAGCAAAGTTGCCGCGCATCCGCCTAGAAAACCCACTGGGTGCTTACCCAGAATTCGACCGCTACGGACGCTGCATTGCCTTTGCAAAACGCTACATGACTTCTTTGGCAGAGTTAGTTTCATTATTCCCAGAGTACGAATACTCCTTGTTAGGTGGCCATGGCTACAAGCAGGATTTGAATACTCAAGTTGAAATGATTCGTTACTTCGACAAAGA